TATGGTAATGAGTCTTGAGAAGATCAAAAGCCTGATCCGCACCGGTGATACGGGAGATAGCTACACCCGTAATTACATCCAAAATGAGGTCATCCCTTGGCTCAAAAGGGAGCTGTTTGATCTCAGAGGAACCAACGAGGCGTGTAGAGAGAAGGGCCTAGGGGCAATGATGGATGAGGACATCGAAGAAATGCAGGGCTGGTTGGAACTGGCCGAGAAGCGATGGAATGGATAACGCCGGACCGCCCGGCTAGGAGGTGAAAAGATGGAATATATGGAGATGAATCAAGTAGTAAACCTTTCCGGGGGAAAGGATTCTACCGCAATGCTACTGATGATGTTGCAGCGCGGAGAGCCAATCCATTCCGTTGTGTGGTTTGATACGGGGTGGGAATTTCCAGAGATGCAGGATCACATTGATAAGCTAGAGCACTATGTGGGATTTGAATTTGTGAGATTAAAGCCTAAACGAAGTTTTTACGATTGGATGTTTAACTACACAATTTATAAAGGAAAGCAAAGCGGCAGGCATGGCGTTGGATGGCCTTCTCCTTTGCGTAGGTGGTGCACGAGGGAAAAAACAAAGGAGATAAAACAGTTTGTTCGCAAGGTTGATAATCCAGTGCAGTGCATTGGATACGCTGCTGATGAAGCACAACGAAAACTTAAAGATAAAGAGTTTAATTATCGGTTTCCGTTACAAGAATACAACATAACAGAGCAACAAGCTCTTGCTTACTGCATGAAACACGGTTTTGACTGGAGTGGATTATATGAAGTGTTTAACAGGGTTAGCTGTTTTTGTTGCCCACTTCAACGATTATCTGAGTTGCGAAAACTGCGCCGACACTATCCTGAGTTATGGAGCAAAATGTTGGAATGGGATCAAAATATGCCAGACAACAGAGGATTCAAGGGTTACAAAACGGTGAACGACTTGGAACAACGCTTCCAGATGGAAGATAAGAAGCTAAAGCTGCCTTGGGGGGGCGTAATCAATTCCGATGAGGAAGGATTCGTGCGGGCAATATAAGAGCAATGTTGCATACCGACGTATGTGGAGTGCGGAAAGAAGAAAGCCTCCTGAGAAGCAAGCTGCCTGAGCCCGTGGCGGCGCTGGAGGAATAACGCGATCGCGGTCCTGATCGTGGTCCTGTTCTAAACATTTTTGATCGCGTCCGGGCTGTAACAATGAAACCAAAGGGGGTGAAGGTATGCGGCCAAGCGCGGTGAAAGAGTGCGCAACGTGTCGGTTTTGGAGTTCCTTGCTCGCCCAGGCGGAAGGAGGCGGACCTGTTGAAGCTGTCTGCCTGCGGCGGGCGAGTCCGAATTTTCAGCGGTTCATTTCCGGAAATGGTTATTGCGAACAATGGAAGGAAAATGCTTTCGGAGCGATAGATGAGCCGGGGGCCGTGGAAGCGTATGAAGAGGAAGAAGGGGGGTAATGATGAAGCCTGTATTTACCGGTCACGTCCATACACTGCTACTGAAAGGCAGGATTCGCAACATGGATCGCGGCGATCCTCCGATGACGGATTCTCCGCTTGTCTCAAAGGGCGGGAAAGGATTTTGCAAATACGATACGATTCATTTTCCCGGACGAGGAGGTATGTCTCTCCCCCCTATCGGGTACCCTGTTCGTGATATTGAGTATTACTGGAAAGGCGAGATTGTCGCGTTTATTGAAATGCCAAAAGCTCACAAGATTGATCTTCGGCATGAGCTTACGTTGCGAGGACACACTGGCTTTCTTGCGTTTACCATTGGTTGAACAAAAAAAGCCCCCCGGAACGTCCGGGGGGCCGGAGGCGAGAAGGATGGAGCCTCGACGCCATAAGGAGGATGGGTATAAACGTATGGTTTCAGAACGCTCGTATTCTGTCAACGTAAAGGAGGTCTCATGTCTGGTATTCTCATGCTCATCGCTTTTTTCGGGATCATGTTCGGGTTATCTGTGCTCTACTCCAAGGGCGTCCAGGGCAAAGAAGGATTCCTGGTGGCGAACCGGGAGCTCGGGATGTGGCAAACCGCATTCTCTATTGCCGCGACCTGGACCTGGGCTCCTGCCCTGTTCGTCTCCTCCCAGATGGCCTACGACAAGGGCATTGTGGGACTGCTCTGGTTTGTGGTCCCTAACGTCCTTTGCCTGATCATCTTCTCGGAATTCGCCGTCCGCCTCCGGGCCAGGATGCCCGATGGCTACACCCTCCCCGAGTTCATGGGGCGCGTTCATAGCGGGCGCGTTCAAGGGCTTTATCTTTTCCAGATGATCGGCCTGTCCATCTGCGCTTTTGCGGTCCAGCTTTTGGCGGGCGGGCTTATCTTCTCCAACATTACCGGCCTTTCTTTTCTACCCATCATCATCTCAATGTCTGCCATTGCTCTCTCATACTCGCTATGGGCGGGGCTCAAGTCCTCAGTGGTCACGGACCACCTCCAGGCCCTTATCATCTTTTTGGTCGGCGGAATCTTTATCCCCTGGGCCGTGTCGGCCGGGGGCGGTCTGTCCGTGGTGGCCGATGGTCTGGGCGGCGTGTCCGGCAACTATGGCAACCCGTTTGATGCCTACGGCCTGGAGGTCTTTCTCTCCTTCGGGCTGGCAACCACCATCGGCCTTCTTTCCGGTCCCTTCGGGGACCAATCCTTCTGGCAACGAGCCCAGGCCGCTCAGGTGAGCGTGGTTCGGCGGGCCTTTATCGCAGGGGCGCTTATCTTTGGCCTTATCCCCCTGTTGCTCTCCCTCCTCGGGTTCCTGGCCGCCGGTATGGGACTTTCCACCGGCGACTCCCAGACCATCAACCTCCAGGCTGTCGCGGAAGTGCTCCCGGCCTGGACGGTCCTGCCCTTCGCCTTCATGCTCCTGTGCGGGCTCATCTCCACCCTGGATTCCTGCCTGTGCGCGGTGTCGTCTATGGCCGGGGCTGATATCGAGGACCGTCTGCGCTGGAATGTGAGTTCCGTTCATGTGGCGCGGGCCGGTATGCTCCTGGTGGCGCTCGCCGCCGTGCTTATCGCAAGCATTCCCGGCATGGAAATCGTGTATCTGTTCTTGTTTTACGGGACCCTCCGGGCCTCGACGCTACTGCCTACCGTGCAGACGCTTCTCAGCCGGCGCGATGAAGATATTTCCGAGCCGGCGATGTTCTACGGGATCATCGGGTCAATCCTGATCGGCCTCCCTATTTTCGCATACGGCAATTTCGGGGATCATACCGCGTTCATCGTGGCGGGTTCCCTGCTCACTGTCCTGATCTCCGGGAGCGTGGTCTATGCTTGCTCAAATCGCTAAAGCCAAGAAGCAATCTATGGTGCAGGAACGGTGGGAGTTCCTGGCCCGGTATATCGAGAAATACGTCTCCCGCGCCCAGATGGACGATATGGTGGCGAAGACCGCGGAGAAGATCCGGGCTTTTTGCCAGGGGAAACGGGCGGCCTTCGCGTGGTCCGGGGGCAAGGATAGCCTTGCGCTCCAGGTGGTGTGCGAGGCGGCCGGGGCCACGGATTGCCTGATGGCTACAGCGAAGGAGCTGGAGTTCCCGGAGTTCCTCTCCTGGGCGCAGGAGAACGGCCCCCGCAATCTGACCATCCTCGAATCCGGCCTTGATCTGCCCTGGCTTGAAAAGAATCCGGGGATGCTCTTTCCCCGCGATGCTAAGATCGCCGCCCTTTGGTTCAAGAAGATCCAGCATAAAGCCCAGGAGCGCTACTTCCTCGCCCAGGATCTCGATGTGCTGATCCTGGGCAGACGCCGGGCCGATGGCAATTACATCGGGGGCAAGGGCAACTATTACTCCTCACGGGGTGTCCTGCGGTATTCCCCTCTCGCGGATTGGGACCACGGTCATGTCCTGGCCGCGATGTTCTATTATTTCACCTCGATCCCGCCTATTTATTCCTGGCCCAAGGGGTATCAGTGCGGGACGCACGTCTGGCCCGCGAGGCAGCATTGCAAGTCCTGGGATGAGGGGTTCCGGGAGGTCCATTCGATAGATTCCTCTGTAATTCCGCGAGCTGCGGAACAATTCAGCCCTGCAAGGAGGTGGCTATATGGAAACGAGCACGGTTCCGCTGTCTGATCTGCGGTATCCCGAGCAGAACGTCCGCTCCCATCCGGAGAAACAGGTGCAGGAGATGGCCCGCGCCCTGGAGCAGTTCGGCCAGATTCGCCCCGCCGTGGTGGACGAGAACTACACGGTCCTCATCGGCAACGGTATGGTGATGGCGATGGTCCGCTTGGATTGGAGCGAGGCCGAGGTCTACGTTTACCGGGGCCTCACCGAGGCCCAGAAGCGCAAGCTCATGCTCTCCGACAACCGCATGTCCAGCCTGGGGGCGACGGACTTCGATGCGCAGCTTGAGGTTTTGGAGCAGATCCTCCGGGAGTCCGCGGACTACGATATCCCCGGCTTTGAGATGGATATGCTGGAGGCGATGGTGGACGGGGAGGCCCCCGAAGGTAGCGAAGCGGGCCAGAATGCCTCTCAGGGCGGCCATGAACCCTTCGGGGAGCCGTCCGCGTCCTCCGCTCCGGGGGAGCCGTCCGGAAACGACACAGCGTCCGGAGAGCCTCAATCAGTGGCCTCCTCGTCCTCTACCGGGGGAGGGGGCGAGCCCCCCGGCGGCGGTAGTGATGATGGCGGACCGTATGGGCGCCGGATCCAGTGTCCTAACTGCTACGGAATGATCGAGATGGAGGAATAGCATGAACGAAAAGGTGAGTATTGAATCCCTGTCCTTCCCGGAACGTAACGTGCGGCAGCATCCCGAAAAGCAGATGGAAGAACTGGCGCGGGGCCTGCAGACCTTCGGGCAGACTCGCCCTGTTGTCGTGGACGAAAATGGCCTGATCCTAGTGGGCGCGGGGATGGTCACGGCCATGCAGCGCCTCAAGTGGAGTGAGGCCTACGCTATCGTGAAGCGGGGTCTGTCCGAGGCGGAAAAGAAAAAGCTCATGGTCGTGGACAACCGAATGTTCGATCTGGGGGTGGACGATGCGGACGCCGTGGTGCGGTTCCTCTCCGAGATGCCGGATACGGACGTCCCCGGATTCGATGAGGAGACGATTAGCAACCTCGTTGCCTCCGATGAGGACATCGACGCCCGAATTGAAGGGTATGGCGCCCCGAGCGATCCCCCCTCGGGGGGCGGTGGTGGCGGCGACTTTACGGAGTCCATGCCCACGCCGCCCTCTGCTCCCTCCGAGCAGGCGCCCCCGGCGGCCCGTCAGGTGCAATGCCCTCACTGCGGAGAATGGGTATGGGACGGATAATCCGGCAGAAGTCGAAGAAGTATGACGTGGTTTCCGCCGCGAAGAAGCGGGTCGAAAACGCCTTCGCGCATGGCCTCCCGGTGTTCGTCTCCTTCTCCGGGGGCAAGGACAGCATCTGTCTTGCCCAGGTCATTTTGGAGCTCATCCAGGCCGGGCGTATCGACCCCCGGCAACTGATCGTGATGTTCGTGGACGAGGAGGCCATCTTCCCCGATGTGGAGCGGATCGTTGATTCCTGGAGGAAGACGTTCCTCATGCAGGGGGCGCAATTCTGGTGGCTCTGTTTGGAGGTGAAGCACTTCAACTGCTTCAACTTCCTCTCCGAGGAGGAGACGTTCATCTGTTGGGATCGGCACAAGCGGGATGTGTGGGTGCGGCCCATGCCCTCCGTGGCCTATACCTACCATCCCCTGCATCGCCCGGTGAAGGACTCTTATCAGGAGTTTCTCCTGCGCCTGACCAAGGGATATCCGAATGTCGTGGGCGTACGGGTCACGGAGTCCATGCAGCGGCTCATCTCCTTCTCCAAATCCAAGGGCGATAGGATGGTCAAGCCCATCTATGATTGGACCGACAATGACGTGTGGCTCTTTATTCGGGAGCGCGGGCTCGATTTTCCGGTGGAATATCTCTACCTCTGGCAGATAGGGTGCAGTCGGCCGCAGCTTCGGATCAGCCAATTCTTCTCCGTCGATACGGCGAAGTCCCTGGTGAATCTCCAGGAGTTCTATCCCGATCTCATGGAGCGCATCACCCGGCGGGAGCCGAACGCCTACTTGGCGGCCCTTTACTGGAACACTGAGATGTTCCGCCGGGCGGGCAAGCAGAAGCGGGAGCAGGGGGAAGAGGATCATACTGACTATCGAGCCAAGGTCCTCTCGATGCTCTCCGATATCCCCGCGCACTTCAATACCAAGAACAGTCAGAAGGTGGCCCGGACCTATAAGAAGCTCGTCTTTAAGCTCGGCCACCTTGCGACGCATAGGGAGTGGCGCGAGATATACGGGGCTCTTGTGGGCGGGGATCCGAAGCAAAGGAGCCTGCGGGTCATGTATTCCAAACTGGCCGATCGAGGCCGGGAAAAGTAGGAGCCAAGCGATGAGCCAAGAACTTGATACGCCTCTGCGGAGCCTGCACTGGATAGATCACGGGCAGCTCCGGGCCAATGACTACAACCCGAACCGGGTGGACTCGCAAAGCCTGGAGCTCTTGAAGCAGTCCATCCTCACCAACGGCTGGACCCTGCCCATCGTGGTCCGGCCCGACTATACCATCATCGACGGGTTCCACCGCTGGACCGTGGCCTTCCAGGAGCCGCTTTACTCCATGCTCGGGGGGAAGGTCCCCGTGGTGGTCGTGCAGCATGAGGAAGAGGCCGGGGATATGTATGGAACGATCACCCATAATCGGGCCAGGGGTGTGCATCAGCTCGGGCCTATGAAAGATATCGTGAAGCGTCTACTCGATCAGGGCAAGACCGTTGATGAGGTGGGCAAGCAGCTCGGCATGCGCGTTGAGGAGGTGTTCCGGCTGTCCGACTTCTCCCGCGAGGACTTCCTGGAGATGATGGCCCCGGATAAGCGGTATAACAAGGCCGAGACGTATTCGCAGGTGAAAAACTGATATAAAGGGGATGGGGCATGGGCTATTCGCGAGCGGTAAGGAGGCAATTGATCGCCCTGGATCTTATCGAGGGAATCATTGACGCGGAGAAGGACGCCAACCCGGATAACGTAGAGATCGGCCAAGTCCTTTGGGAACTGTCCGACCTCTCGCAGCGCATAAAGGGGGAGATCGTCCTCCTGAACAGGGACGGCGGCCCCGTATTCGAGAGTAAGAAGGAATATGAGCGCTACAAGCGGGAGGTTCAGGCCGCTCAGCGGGCGGTGATAGATGCGTGGCCCGGTGAAGAACTCGATGGGCGGGAATACGTTAATGCGATCCTGCTCGCTACCTTTGATAAATTCGCGAAAGTGTCGAGTAAGACGCAACACCTCTGGGCGCATATGCTCGGGGCGCTGCAGAAGCTCTATGAAAGCATGGACCCTGAACTGACGGCCGAGGATAGCATGGATGCGGGCGAAAGGGCCGCGCAGACGCTTGTGTCTGCTCTCGAGGATATTTGAAAAGGAGGGGACGATGTTTATTGTTATCGGGATCTCTGGCAAGATCGGCACAGGCAAGAGCACTATTTCCGAAACCCTCTACCGTATGGGGAAGGCGCAAGCGTGGCGTGACTTTGGGGATGCAGTCAAGGAAGATTGCTCCGAGCGGTTCGGTTTTCCTCTGGAATGGGCCTACAGCGCGGAGGGGAAAGAGCGGGTGATATTTCATTCGGATCTTCCCCTGGGGAGCATGAGGGTCCGGCATATTCTCCAGTGGTGGGGGACCGATGTTTGCCGAAAGCAGGATCCGCACCATTGGGTCAAGAAGATGAATTCGTGGATCACGGTAAACCGTCCCAACTCCCTTATTCTAGGCGATATTCGCTTTATGGAGGAAGCGGAATACATCCTGCACATGGGGGGATGGCTTTTTCGTCTCGAGCCCTATCCGGAATATCGCAACCCTCCGGGAGGTATGCATACCAGCGAAATGGACCTGGATGAGTTCTCGGGATGGCATGGCCGGTATCGGCCGAGCTTTGGCTATAAGCATCTCCACGCCGTAGCGCGTGAGATCGCGCAGATCGTTCCATAGGGGGAGGGGGTGTTTCTTTTGTATCCATAGAGCGCCGTCAGGCAAGCTGAGAGCCTTCCCGGCCCCTTTCCCCCGCCTGGGGGTCGGGCGGCCCTCGCAAACAAACACACGGGGTCTGAAATGGGAATGAGCGTGCAAGAGCTGAAAACCCTCTTGGGAGAGAAAAGGGCGAACGAAGTCCTGGGAGTGAACGATCTCCCCGCGGATCGTCGCGCTCCAGAAGACAAGGAGGGTGCGGTGGTCCGCGCCGTAGTCAAAGAGGTCAACGAGGGGCTGGTCTATGCCTACCCAGAATTGGCCGGGTTGTTCGCTATTCCCAACGGCGGGGATCGGGATGTGCGTGTCGGCGTCCGGCTCAAGGCCGAAGGCGTAAAGCGCGGCGTCCCCGATTTCTGCCTGCCAGTCCCGAAGGGGGGCTACCATGCGCTCTACATCGAGGTGAAGGCCGAAGGCGGCAAAGCCAGCGCCGAACAAATCGAGTGGCAGGAGTGGCTCCAAGCCCAGGGCAACAAGGCGGTGATCGCCACCGGCCAGAAAGAAGTCCTCGACGTGCTCATCGCCTATTGCGAGAGCGAGGCATAACGGGTCCTTCGCCAGGCCCTCTCGAATACGGGTCAAGTCGGCCGCAATCAATAGCGATTTTTTTGATTCCAACGTAAAGGTTTACATGGCATTATCCCAAGCTGAATTCGCTCGACAGGTGGGTCATTCTCGCCAATACATCAATCAGCTTGTCAAAAAAGGCAAACTGTCAACGTCGGGCAAGGGTAAACTTGACGAAAAGAAGGCGTATGCTGAATTTCAGGCATTGGGGGAGGTAGGCCGTGAGGGGACCCGTGAGTGGAACCGGCGCCAGAAAAGCGGCGCCAAGAACGGCCACGATAAGGCTTCATCCGGGAATGGGGATCAGGGCGTCCCGGATGATACGGTCCCCCAGGCGTCAGAGTTCTCCGATCCTGCCGTGCAGGAGGCCCAACGGGTATTCAACAAGTCCCGCGCCAAGGAAAAGGCGTTCAACAGCCTGCTCAAAGAGCTGGATTACTACATTCGCAAGGGCCAATATGTCCCGGTCAGCGAGGTGCGCGGCGAGGCCGAGCAAGTGATCGGGGCCTTGGTGTCCGTCCTTGACTCTCTCCCCTCTCGTCTCGCCCCTAAGCTCATACAGCGCGATTCTCTCCCGGAAGTGCAGCAGATCATCGAGGACGGCGTGAACGAGATCAAGCAGGCTATTCAGGAAGAGATGCAAAAGCTCAACACCATGCAGGGAGACGATAAGAAGTGAGCGCCATCTGGTCTGACGTTGTTCAATCCCTTCTCCAGCCCAAGGTCCGTCTAACGGTGTCCGAGTGGGCTGAGCAAAGCCGGGTTATCCCCAAGGGGACGAGCCCGGAGCCCGGACGGTGGCGCAATGATCGCGTCCCCTATCTAGTCGAGCCTATGGATGCATTTGCGGACGTCTACGTCGAGACGGTGGTCTGCATGATGTCCTCCCAGGTGGGCAAAACCGAGCAATTCTTGAACGTGATCGGCTATTATGCGGATCATGAACCGTCCCCGATCCTCGTTGTCCAGCCTAACGAGCTGATGATGAACGCCTTTTCCAAGGAGCGCGTGACACCCGTCTTCAATCAGTCCCCGGCCCTCAAGGGCAAGCTCGAGGAGGTGAACGAGAGCCGGGGGAACGGCCGCAAAACTTCTAATACCCTCGACGTCAAGCACTTCCCTGGAGGCTTCCTGGCCTTTGCTTCCTCCTATGCTCCCGCCGGACTTGCCACTCGCCCTATTCGCATCGTCCTCCTGGACGAGGTGGATCGCTACGGTACTACCCGAGAGGGCGATCCTATCCGTATCGCTATCCAGCGATCCGAAAACTTCTATAATCGCAAAATCGGCCTAGTCTCTACTCCCACCATTCAGGGCGAGAGCAATATCGAGTCCTGGTTCTACCTTTCGGATCAACGGTATTTCTATGTCCCGTGTCCTCATTGCGAGGTCTTTCATACCCTGGAATGGAAGAACGTCCAGTGGGAGAAGAGCCGCCCCAAGACGGCCACCCTCGTTTGCCCTTATTGCGAGGGGACAATCCGGGAGCGTGAGCGAAACGAGATCATTGCACGGGGAGAGTGGCGCCCGCATAATCCCGAATCGGATATTCGAGGCTATCATATCAACGCCTTGTATAGTCCGTGGTCGTCTTTCGCGGCCCTGGCGAAAGAGTGGAGCGATGCGGTCCATTCCGGGGATCGTGACGCGATGATGGCCTTTGTGAATCTCAAGCTCGGCCAGCCTTGGGCGAATGTCACCTTGAGCGCCAAGGAGTCCGATATCCTGGAGGCCCGGACCGAGCTTTCGCCTCAGACCGTCCCCGAGGACGCCGTGGCCCTGGTGGCGGGTGTAGACCAGCAGAAGGTTGGATTTTGGTTCACAGTTCGCGCATGGTCGAAGGATTTTACTTCCTGGCTTATCCATTACGGGTTCCTCCCGGCCTGGGAGGATCTGGAGCACCTGCTCTTTGAGTCCGCTTATCCCGTCGAGGGTAGCGGGCAACCCATGTCGATCTGGCGGGCTGCTTTGGATATCGGCGGCGGTATGGCCGAATCCGGAGTAAGCATGACCGAGGAGGCCTATTGGTGGCTCCGGAAGAACGGGCGCGGGCGCGGGTGTCGTGTCTGGGGCGTCCAGGGCGCGAGCCATAAGATGGTCGAGAAGGTGCGCCCGAGTCAGGTCCTTGATCGGACCCCGAGCGGTAAGCGGATCCCCGAGGGTCTCCAGATCGTGAATCTGGATACGGACGAACTCAAGGAGACGTTTCACCATCGCCTCAGTCGGGCGCGTGAGGGCGATCCCGTCCAGGCGGCCTTTCTGCATGCGGAAGTAGGCGAGGACTACGCCCGGCAGATCCGAAGCGAGGAGAAGCGCGTGGACAACAAGGGCCGGGCGCAATGGGTCCAGGTCGGGCGGGAAAACCACCTGCTCGACTGCGAAATATACAATCATGCGGCCGTAGATCCTCAGTGGCCCGGAGGAGGACTGCAGCTTCTCCGTCGGCCGCCCCGTGGGGGATCTGGGGACAAGACGAAGAAGAAGGCCCCGTCCCCAAAAGGGCGGGGAGGGCCTCAATCGACAGGTAAGCCCTCATGGTTCAGGAGGTAGATCATGGCGAAGTATAAGGAGCAGACTCAGGGCAAGAAAGGGCAAGCGTCCTCCTCATCTCCATCTCCCCCGGAAAATGCCGTCCAAGATGCTCCCCCGGAGGTAGAGGAGCAAAAAGCGCCCCCGGAGGCGGAAGATCAAGAAAATCCGCCGGAGGATACCTTTCCCCAGGAGATGGTTCCGGGAAGAATGCTGGATGTGAAACAGGCCGCCTCCCGTCTCAGCATCTCCCCGCGGAGTGTGTATCGTTTAATCGCTATGGGGGAACTTCCCGTGGCGAAGATCGGCCCTGTGTATGGGTATCGCCTCGATGAAAGCGATGTTTGCGATTACTACGAACGGGTCTACGGGAAGAAAGATGAAGGGTGAGTTTGTGCCAAGTGTGCCACGCGAGGGATCTATAGGTTGCGGCAACTATAACGGCGTGATAGGAGTTAAATCATGTCTACTGTTTTTGAAACCGTCGAGCAGGTAGACGAGCAGCTTGCCCTCTACCGGGAAGCGCTCAAGATGATCTCCAAGGGGCAACAATATACCATGCCCGATGGTGAAAGCCTCACTACGGCTGATTTGCCTGAGATACGCAAGACGCTCAGTTGGTTGGCCCATGAAAAAGAGGATCTGCAAAATGTTCCCGGACCGAGAACTCTAAGGGGGCGGCCTAAGCGATGAACGTCAAGCCGAATCTCTTCGACAAGGCGGTGGCCTACTTCGCCCCCTCTCGCGGATTGCAGCGCGTCCAGGCGCGGGCCGCCTGGAACATGCTCCCCTCCATCCGTTCGACCGCCGGGAGCAACCGAGGCCCGGTGAGCAACTGGATTCCGCAATTCCTTTCCCGCCGTGAAGAGGGAGAGCATCGGGGCAGGTCGTCCGCTCGGGCGCAGGATTTGGTAGCGAATGACGCGCACGCGGCGTCCGTTATCAACTCGATGGCAACCAACATAGTCGGTACGGGGATTGAGCCCCAAAGTCGCCCCAAGCAGGAGGTCCTGGGCTGGACTGATGAAGAGATCAAGCGTTTCCAGCAGCAGGCTGAATGGGTCTACCGGCGGTGGTGTAAATTCGCCGATGCCCGCGAGCACATGACCTTCGCTCAAATTCAAGATTTGACCGTCCGCTCCCTGCTCACCAACGGGGAGTATTTTCGTATTCCAATCATGCTCCAGGGGACTCGGCGTCCTCTCGGCCTCGCCTTGCAAAGCATCAGTCCCATGCGGGTGACTTCTCCTCTTGATTTCTCAGTCCAGGACAGCATTCGAGACGGCATCCAGCTTGACTCCCTGGGGCGGCCGCGCCGCTACTTTGTTTACGATCCCCCCCGCGGAACGGATATGCCTTCTGGTTCGACCGGGACCGAAATGCTCGGCCCTAGCTATTTCCGGAAGTATCGTGCTTGGCTCCATCCCTACCGGCCGGGAATGCTCCATGGTTTTGTCCAGAAGGAGGACGAGCAAATCCGGGGGACGAGTATTTTGGCCCCGGCCATGAAACTGTTCCGTGATATGTCCGATTACCTCGACTATGAGCTGATCGGGACCATTGTCTCCTCGGCGTTTCCGGTTTGGATCGAGACGGACAAGGCCCATGATGCGGCCGATTATTACGGGACCGAAGGCACGGACGAGGAAGGGGATAAGACCTATTACAACGAGGTCCCGCCCGGTCAGGTTATGTATGGAAACGAGGGCGAGAAGCCGCACGTCCTGTCCTCGCAGAAGCCGTCCTCCACCTTCGGGGAGTTCACCAAGCGGATGCTCAAGAGCGAGGGCGCGAGTGTCGGGATGCCCTACGAGATCGTGACTAAGGATTTTACAGAAACGAATTACTCCTCCGCCCGCGCCGCCCTGCTCGAAGCGGACAAGACGTTTCGCTCCATCCGCAATCATTTCATTATGAGCTTCCTCCAGCCCACCTGGGGAATGGTTTTGGAGGAAGCCTGGCTACGCGGGGAGCTGGAACTTCCCAGGGATATCGACTTTTACGAGTATTACGATGCCTTGACCGAAGCTATCTGGATACCTCCGAAGCGCGGGCATGTTGATCCGGTGAAGGAGACTCAGGCCGATGTGAAGGCGCTCCGCGAAGGAACAAAGACCTGGAGCGAGGTGGTCCAAGAGCGCGGGAACGATTGGGAGGCCCATCTGGATCAGATCAAGCGCGAGCGGGACAGGATTTCAGAACTCGGTCTCCAGTTTGGCGAAAAGAAACAGTGAGGTGAATCATGCCTTATCCGGGAGAACACGCATGTCGCCTGGTCAATCCGGGGGATTGCCAGGATGGCTCTTTCCGGCGAGCGAATAACGAGCGGACCCATGAGGGCAAGAGCTATCATGTCGTGTATGCCAAGCGGAAAAGCGATGGGGTCCAAGTGGATCAGTCATATCGTTATCCTACAGATGATTGGAGCGAGTCCGAGGCCCGGTCCCATTGTAAGGATCACGATGGCTTGAGGTTCGAGCCGGCTGCAGATGAAGAAGGGAATATCCGCTCTACCGAGGGGGTGAGTGTCGCCGGGCTCCTGCGGGGCTCTTGGGCCATAACGAATGAGGGTATGGCGAGCGTCCGGGCCAAGGCGGAATCCGCCTACCGGGGCCTGCTCACGCAGGAGGGGAAGCGTCCTCAAGGATCTACGCTGACCAGCGTGCGCGGAGATGTGGCGGTTATCGAAGTGATCGGCCCCATGTTCCATTACAACAACATCCTCACCATGATCTTCGGGCTTCCAGCCACGGAGACGGTGGCGCAGGAGTACCGGGCCGCACTGGACAATCCGGAGATCAATAAGGTCGTTCTCTGGATCGACTCTCCCGGCGGACAGCTTGGTGGCGTCAGCGAATTGTCGCAGCTTATCTCGAAGGGCAAGCAGAAAAAGCGCACCGTGGCTTATGTCGGGGATGTCGGAGCCTCGGCGGCGTATTGGATCGCCTCCGCTGCCTCTGAGGTTGTGGCGACGGATACGGCCCTTATCGGCTCCATCGGGGCGATAATGGGCATTATGGTCCGGGACGACGACGAGGATTCAATCGAGATCGTGAGCAGCCAGAGTCCGCGCAAACGCCCCGATCCGCGCACGGACGAAGGTTTGCGGCAGCTCCAGGAGCGTATTGATGCGCTCTCCGAAGTATTCATTGGGGCGGTCATGCAGTATCGTGGCATGACGCGAGATGCAGTCGTCTCGCTCCAGGGCGATGTGGCCATCGCTGAAAGGGCGATCAATCTTGGGCTTGCCGATAGGATCGGCAACCTGGAAGGCTTGATCGAAGAATTGTCAACGCAAAACACCACAGGAGAAGCCAACATGGATATCACGGCTGAGAACGTCAAAACCAATTATCCACAGGTCGCGGAAGAGATCGCTGGCAAGTCCAGGGAGGAAGGTAAGCAGGAGGGCAAGCAGGAAGGCAGCCAAGAGGGTCAGGATCATGCCCTGGGCCTAGTAGAAGCCCTCCTGGGAACCGAGGCCAAGGACAAGGTGAAGCAGGCCGCTGATTCCGGGCTCACCGCTGAGCAGCTCAAGCAGGCGCAAGGCCTCCTGGGTACTCCTTCCGGCGGATCCGGCGGCGGTAAATCCTCGCGGGATCAGGTCCTTGAGGGCCTGGAAAGCGCCCACGGGCACGGCGTCCGCGCCGATGCGTCGGGCACCGGGGCTTCCTCCTTGGAAGATGACGCTAAGGCCCGCGGGGGCGGTCAGGATTAAAGGCGAGGGGGGAGGCAGATCCCCGCCAAAAAATCAGTGAATCATAATCGACAGGAGGAACGGCAATGGCAGTTCAGACCGAACCCAAAAAGATTGAGGATGTCCTGCTTTACGAGCAGGAAAACCGGATGAGCCGTGAGAACGGCGTTTTTCAGTCCGGGAATGAGTTTACCATCGGCCAGGTGCTCGGGAAGGACTACAAGGCCAAAACCAACTTCACCCAGGATAGCGGCACGAACCTGTCCTCCGGCGACGTCTCCCTCGGCCCCAAGGCCAAGAAGGGTGACTACACCATCGTCGGGACGGGGGCGGATACCGGTTACATGGTCGATCCGGACGGCTACCATGTCGATGATTTCTCGGCCATCCCCTATACCGGTGATCACCTGAACATCGACTCCGGCAGTGTGGCGGACACCGACCAGTACACCGTCACCGTAGGCGACAGCTCCGGCGAGCTCGCCCCCCTGGATACCACGGCGGTCAACGGCGCCCATGAGGCCCACGGGATCGCCCTGGGGGCCTACGATGCGTCGAGCGCAGCCGTAGATGGTGTGGCTTTGGTGAAAGAGGCCGTACTCCAGACGGACGGCTTGGATTGGCCCGATGGTATCTCCGAAGCCAACAAGGAACAGGCCCTGGAGGAGCTGCGGGCCAAAGGAATCGTGACACGCGATGCCGTCTAGTGGACGGCTAAACTGTAGGAGGTAAAACGGAATGCTGACCAATCCATTCGAACAGGATGCTTTTAACGTCTACTCGCTCACCCGAGCGATCAATCTCCTGCCGAATAACTATGGCAGGGTGCGGGAAATGGGCCTTATGCCCGTCCAGGGCATAACTACCCGCAACATTGTGGTCGAGGAATTCGAGGGGGTCTTGACCCTTATCCCCTCGCAACCCGTGGGCTCCGCGGGCACGCCCTCCCAGAGCGGCAAGCGGAAGGTGCGCTCCTTCCATGCTCCGCATCTGCCTCTGGACGATGTGCTCCATCCCCAGGATTACCAGGGTCTTCGGGCCTTTGGTTCCGAGGACATGCTTGTCGAGCTGAACCGTATCCTGAACGATAAGCTGCAGACGCTCAAGAACAAGCATGCGATTACGCTGGAGCATCTCCGCGTGGGCGCCCTCAAAGGCGTGATCCTGGATGCCGATGGCAGCGTCCTCTATGATCTGTTCAACGAATTCGGGCTCACCCAGGAAACCGTGAACTTTGAGCTGGGCACGGATGCCACCGATGTTCGCGGCAAGTGTTTCACCGTCAAGCGGATCATCGAGGACAACCTGAAGGGCGAGACAATGAACGGGGTCCATTGCCTGTGCGGGCAGAACTTCATGGACTCGCTCACTTCCCATCCCGAGGTTATAGAGGCGTTCAAGATGCAGGCGAGCAATGAGCTCCGCGAGGACGTGCGGAAGAATTTCAGCTACGGCGGAATCACCTTCGAGGAGTACCGGGGCAAGGCAAGCGCTCCTGATGGTTCCACTCGGGACTTCATCGGTACCGACGATGCCCATTTCTTCCCCACCGGGACCCAAAACAGCTTCGGCACTGTCGCCGCCCCCGCGGACTTTATGGAGGCGGTCAATACCCGTGGACGTCTGTTCTACGCCAAGCAGACGCCTCGCAAGCACAACCGGGGCGTGGATATCCACACTCAGAGCAATCCCTTGCCGCTGTGCTATCGGCCGGGAATTCTGGTCAAGGGCAACAAAACTACATAGTCCAGGTGACTGAGCCCTCTCTGTAAGCCGGGCGAAGGCGCCCGGCTTTATGAGGAGGCCGGACCAAAAAAGCGCAATAGAGGGCTAAATGGAACTGGGCACGTCTCTTACCATTGTCGGCACGCTGATATCCCTGGTCGGCATATTCGCTATTGTCATGCGCTTTCTAAGCGCGGAGAGGGGCGGGCCGGACAACGATGTCAACTATACAGTAGCCACCCGAGAAGACCTGCATGCTTTGGAAGAGCGCTTGGACAAGATTCGCAAAGAGATAGGCGAGCACATAGACAAGGGGCTAACCAGGATCCACGAAAAGCTGGACGAGCGAGAGAAGCGGTGCAGCAAGCGCGGCCAGCGCATCGCGGCTGTAGAGCGCCAGCTCGAGCTGGCGTCTCCTCGTCCTCCCAAGGTTGCCGATCCTGGTATTGTGGGCTTCCGGCGGCGAAAGTCGGACCCCCAGGTGTCTCCGGAAGAAGAAAAGTGCCAGCCTTATACCTCTGGAGATCATCCGGGGGAAAGACATAAGCGCGAGACGGACGGCTAGGAGTAAACCCATGGCGGATCAGATCGACCAAGCTCAGCAGCGGCAAGCAAAGTATCTTCAGCATTCCCTGGATCGCGTGGCTGCGTCCAGGCCTAACGGTCCATCGCTGGAGTGCTGCGAGGACTGTGGAGGCCGGATCCCGGAAAAACGCAGGCAGGCCGTGCAGGGATGCACACGGTGCATCACCTGCCAGGAGGCATACGAGCATGAATAACAGTTTTGAACCAGCGATGCGGGCCGTTTTGGAATGGGAGGGTGGCTACGTAGACGACCCGAACGACCCCGGAGGAGAAACGAAGTTCGGGATTAGCAAGCGAGCTTATCCCAAGCTGAATATTTCCAAGCTGACTAAGGACAAGGCCCGCAAGATTTACAGGCGGGACTACTGGACCCCGGCCGGATGCGACGAGATGCCAGCAGGCATTGATCTGATCGTGTTCGATGGGGCCGTGAATTGCGGTGTGCGCTCCTCTGTGCGCTTCCTGCAAGAGTCCGTGGGGTCTAACCCGGATGGAATATGGGGACCAAAGACAAAGGCCGCTGTGGAGCGCAAAGATCCTAGAACCGTGATCTGGGAGTATGTGGCCCACCGGGCGATTTACTACACGGATCTTTCCGTCTGGAATGACTTTGGTCTGGGCTGGATGCGCCGGTTGTCGGAGATGCACCAACAGGCCCTCAAGCTGGTCAAACAATAAAGGAGGACGCTATGCCGGTATGGGCGTGGATTATCATTGTTCTAGCTGTGGGCCTTCTCGGGGTCGCGATCCTCCTTCTCAGGAAGGATGCCAGTGAGAAGGCGCGATCTATCAGCATCCAGGCGGCCCAGGATCTCAACGATGTTTTGAAGGCATGGGAGCAGACGGACGACAAGCTCCGGAAGTGGACGCGGGACCAACTTCTCCTCCTAGATAAACAAGCGGAAAATCTGGAGAGTCGGGCGGACGATCTCTACGGATGGACGATATCCAGGGTCAAGGATATTCGGCGCAGAATCGCCGGAATTATAAAACCCAGGGAGTAGGCGATGGATTGGGGAGCACTCGGTAAGAAAATTGCGGGAATAGGGGCGGACGTTCTGGGCGAGGCGCTCCCGTTTCCGGGGTCCGGCCCAGCGGTGGATGCTCTGGCGAGCGCATTCGGGGTGAGCAGTGATGATCCGGATGCCATCTCCGAGGCTATCGCTCAGGACCCGGAGGCTGCGGCCAAGCTCAAAAAGATTGAGCTAGATCACAAAGCACAGCTCGAGCAGATCCGAAAGGATCATAAGGAGCAGATGCGTGAGTATCAGGCCCAGGACGTCCAGGGCGCTCGCGAGTTTTCCGCAAAGGAAATGAAGAGCGATGATCCCTACGTCCGGCACACCCGGCCGAAAGTGGTCCGCATGACTATGTGGCTCATGGCCGCCTTTGTTGTCTTGTTCACTGTCGCCATCGGAATTGTCCTTGCGCTCCCGTATGAAATCCCCGAGACGAACGCGGATCTTGCCGCTCAAGGGCTCTCCTATCTGGCCGGAGTCGTTTTCCTCGCCTTCGCCACGGCGTTTCGCTCCTACACGACCCGGCGAAGCATGGACAAAATGACAGCGGCCGGGCAAATGCCGGAGGGCTTGGTGGATAAGCTCGGCAAAGCCTTCGGGCGGGGCAAAAAATGACCGGGATCAGGAAAGGCGCCGCTGAAATCCTCTTCGACGTGTTCGTGGGAGAGGAGCCCAACGCAACCTACTATCCCCAGGGGGGCAGCTCCGTGTCCTGTCGCCTGCGTCTCTCGCAGCGCAACCGCTCGAATACTCAATACAGCGATCTGGACGTCTCCGGGATCGAGGTGTATCTTTTGGAGAGCGAGGTCGGCTCCCGCGTTCAGCAGGGCGATCGGATCGAGTATGATGGTAAGGTCTACTACATCGCGGATCAACCTACGGGCGATGGTTATGTCTGGACCGTGTTCTTGCATTCGGGCGTTGCCACGGCGTAATTATGGCGCGTAGAGGAATTAGAATACAAGTGGACAGCGGGGACCTGCGGCGCGTCCAGTGGACCCTGCGGGGCATCCAGGACGGGGCGCCAAAAGCTCTCCGGGGCGCGGTCAACAAGACGCTGACCGGCGTACGGACCGATATGACCAAGAAGGCCGCGGAGGTTTTGACCCTCAAGCAGAAGCGGATCAGGAAGGATATTGAAATAGCGAAGAAGGCCTCCCTGTCCGATTTCTCCGGCATCGTTTCCACGACAGGCAGGCCGGTGAATTACGCTGAATTTAAGTCAACGCAACTTAAAAGCGGCCTTAAAGTAACTGTATTCAAGGGCGAGCGCCCCCGGAAAATCCAGGGCGCCTTCTTCGCGGTTATTGGCGGCAACAAGCTCGCCTTTTGGCGAAAGAAGGACGGCGAGGGATCGCAAAAGATCGGGACGAAAAAGCGCAAGTCCTGGATGGCTTATAGCGCGTTACCTTGGCGGTATCGGTTCCCGATTCAATCTTTGGTGGGGCCGCGTATTCAGGACATCATCGCGGATCCCAGAGTGATGGAGCAGGTCGAGGAGTCGAGCCGGCAGCGCATGAACAAAGAACTGTCCCGGCAGGTCGATAAAATCTTGGCACGACAGAGGGCGAAATAATGGCCGACACGATCAGGGAACAAGTGATCCAGGCGCTCAAGGGATTGGTCGAGTATGTCACCACCGTAAACGGATACAATACCAACGTGGGCAACGCGGTGTATCGTGGCCTTGTGAACGCCGATATGGAGTCTACAGGGGCGCTCTCGTTTATTTTTCCGGGCCAGGATGCGGCCGAGCGAGATATGGGCGCACAAATCCTCACAATGCCCGTTGAGGTTGCCGCGATCCATTCGTTGTGGACAAAAGACAATGACGGGAACATCGTCTCTTACAACGCTTCGATTCTCGGCGAGGAGATTCTGGGCGATCTTATCCGGGCGGTCGTGGGCGGGCGCGACGATATCAACATCGTCGAGGATCTCGCATATACTGGCGGCGGGATCTCCGATTATCCGGCCCCGGAGGATCAGGTCCTCTGGGTCCAGGCCAACTTTGAGGTCGTCTACGCCATCACCATTGGCGATCCATACAGTCAACCATAACTCTTCGGAGGAATGAACCATGGCACAGACCAACACTGCTGAAAACGCTCGCCTGGAATACGAGGTTGAGGGAGATTTCTTCGACTTCCAGGCGCTCACGAATGACGGGGACAACAAGGTCTTCACTTCAGGCTCGGATCTATGGTCCGGGCGATCCGGATACGAGCCCGAAGTGCGTCCGAATGGTGTGATTACTGGGGGAGATGCCACGCCCGGAGAATCGGACGATACCGTGGCGATTGCTGCGCTCACGGCCTATCTCGCCGGGGTTAAGGAATCCGTGTCGAGCCAAGAGCTGACCGTGACCAGGCCCACCAGTGACGTCGCGAAGATTGATTCGGTGACTCTCGATCCCTCGGCGTCTCTCGTCGTGGTGGAGGGCTCCGAGGGGTCGGATCAGACTTTCAGTGAGGAGCGCGGCGCTGGTGGCGGTCCGCCCTGGATTCCCACGGACTCCATCGAGATCGCCCAGGTCCGCATGACCTCCTCCGCTGCCGCGCCTCTGACCAAGGATCAGATCAAGCAGAAGCCGGGGACGCATATCGAATACTACGACGTCCCTACCTGGGAAGAGTACATGTATGGCGGCGAGGTGGAGTTCAATTCCGCCCTGCCCACCATCCATTCCGATGATGACGGGTCCACCAAGAAGACCAAGGCGATCCATGCTTCCTGGTGGGAGCCGAGCTTCAAGGTTCAGCCCTACTCCAGCGACTTCACCGCGCCGGAGAACAGTCACAGCGTCAACTCCGAGCAGGTCTACGGTGGGACCCTGGCCTCCATCTCCACCTCGCTCAATCAGGGATCATTCACCACGCGCCTCAATAACGGCGTAACCGACGATCTTGTAAAGCGTAAAAATCAGTTCATTTGGTTCCGGTTCTATCCGGATCGGAACAAGCTCCCCCATATCCTCTGCCAGGGCAAGCTAGGGATCGCCCGGACCTGGCCTGCGGGGAACAACAATAACGCTGAGATAACAATTAGCGCGATGGAGCCAGCCCAGGAGGAAGCTAGCTGATGGCCTTTGATGTGAAGAGCTTCAAAAAGTCGGAGTTCTCGACCCGGTCCGAGGAGGTCCGGGTCGAGGGGCTGGCCGAGTGGTTCGAGGAGGAAGACGAGCCCGTGTTCATCGTGCGGGGCCTGTCCGGCCGGGAAATGGCCGTGGCGAATGAGGCTTCCGAGCGGAACACGGCATGGACGCGCATCATGGAGGCCATGAGCTCCAGCAATGTGCAGGATCAGATACAGGCCATTCAGAGAATGATGGGGCTCACTCCCGGAGAGGAAGTCCCCGATAGCCTCGCTAAGCGACACGAGCATCTGAAAATGGGCGCTGTGGACCCGGAGCTGGACCATGAGGCGGCGGTCAAGCTGGCCGAGCGCTATCCTGTCGAGTTCTATCAGCTTACCAACAAGATCATGGAACTGTCCGGCAAGGGGGCGTATCCGGTCAAAAAAAAAGGCTCTGGGAAGACCCAGGAGTTCAAACCAGCCTCGCCCTCGGAGACAGACAAGGAAGATGCCTCTTCGAGCTGAGGCCGGATCTGTTCCCGGAGGGATACCTGACGGATATGGAGATGGAGCTGTGGGCCGATTACTTCGAGCAACGCAGGCAGCGGCAGGAGCATAAATAAATGGCTGACCTGAAGCGCACCGTGGACGTCATTCTCAACGGCGAGGATCGCCTCAGCCGCCAGTTCCGGATGGCTACGCAAACGGCCCGGAAGTTTCATGGCGTGCTCGGGGGCGCGGGTGTTGCTGGCGGCGTTGTGGCCGCTGCCGGCGCCGCCTCTGCGGCGCTTGCGGGCCTGAGCGCTGTGCTGTCCGGCAAGCTGGCCCAGGGGATGGCCGCTGCTTACGGTGAGTTTGCCACCTTTGAATCTTCCCTCAAGGATCTGGAGAAGGTCCTGGGGGATCAGCCCAAGAAACTGGATGAGGCCAAAAATGCTGCCCAGGACATGGCTGTTAAGTATGGGGTGGCCTCTCAAAAGGTAGTGGATTCCATCGCCAACTGGGTCCAGGCCGGATATAACCTCGACGAATCCATGACTCTGGCTGAGGACGCCATCTCGCTTACCTACGCCTCTGAACTAAACATGCAAGAGGCGACCAAGACCATGACCCGAGTCATGAAAGGCTTTGGGGTCGAGGTCGATGAAGCCCGCCGCAAATTGGATTCCATCAACTCCGTTTCTAACAATTACGCTGCCAGCGCGGGGCAACTTTCTGAGGCTCTGGGGCGGGTCGCTCCTATTGCGGAATCCATGGGCTTCTCGATGGAAGAGATCGCGGCAGTAATGACGCCTGCGATTGAGAAATTCCAGGACGGTCAGAGAGTCGGGACCGCGTTCAAGACCACTTTGACCAAGCTCCAGAGCGACACAACGCGAGTCCAGGAAGCGATGGAGACCCTGAGCGTCAAGCAGAAGGATGCTAACGGGCAGTTCCGTTCCGGAAAAGAGATCCTGGACGATGTGGCGAAGAACTTTGGAGAGCTGGACCAAAGCCAACAAGCATACATCGCAACCCAGATCGCAGGCCGTGAACATGCGGCCAAACTTCTGGCTACGCTGACCAGCTACGATCAGGTCCAGGACACCTATAATACACAGATGCAAGCCGCCGGGTCGATTACTGATGAGGTCAAGAACCGATTACAGGCCGCCGAAATCCAAATGGGCCGCCTTTCTGCTACTGGCGAAGTCTTAGCCCAAACTATTGGCGGTAAGGTCGCGGAATCATTCACTGGTGTCATAGGATCTGCCACTGATTTGGTGGGTGTCCTGCAAGAAACCATTCAGTCCGGTGGCGCGAGCGAGTTTTTTGAGTCCATAAACGAGATGGCCGAGGATCTAGCGGAATGGCTCGGCAAAGTGGCTGATGCCATGCCGGAAGCGTTTGAAGACGTGGATTTTAGCGGCCTTGCAGAGAACGCCCGCAAAGCTGGGGAATCGTTCAAGTTCTGGTTTGACGGGCTTGATCCGACCAAACCTGATGATTTAGCGAAAGCAATCCAAAAGCTTGCGGACACGATGGGCGGAGTTCTGGGCGTTTTCAAGAAAACCAATATGGCGATGGAAGGAACCTGGGACGGGATTCGGCTTGTTCATAACGCAATCCAGACGTTCATGTCCTTTTTAGGTCAAGAGGTGCTCCATCCCATCAATGGATTCGTGCAGGCCCTAGCAGCTATCCCCGGAACCGGGGAGAGGGTGGAGGAGGCTGCAAAGCATCTTCAAGACACGATGGACGAGTATAGCGACAGGATAGAGAAGAATGCGAAGCAGACCAAGGAAGCCTGGAAGGATCTGACGAACGCTACGGATGAAGCAAAGAAAAGCCAGGCGGACTATCGTGGCGAAATCGATCGTACGTATAAGTCAGCCCAAGACGGCGAGGACGCCGTCCGGGGCTTCGAGAACGTGATCAGATCCGTTTCCGAGGGCGGGGACTATCATGTGGATCTGAAGGCCAAGGCGGACAAGGAGTCCGCCAAGGAAGCAGGCGAGGACGTCAAGGATAACGTACCCGCCAAGACCAAGATGAAGGTCGAGGCTGAGGTCGAGAAGGCCCAGATCGAGAAACAGATCTCCAAGATCGAATCCCAGGCCGAGACCGCCCAGGAAGCCCTGGAGATGGAGGCCAAGGTCCAGGTGGCCCAGGCCGAGGCCCAGATGGAGCGCTACAAGTCGTCGATTGAATCCGTCACCTCCAGCCTCAACGCCTCCACGGACGCCCTGGGGCAGCTATTCGGCGAATGGTCCGGTGATGCGGGCTTCCGGAAGCAGTGGGCCATCCAGGACGCGATTGAGCAGAACATGGAGATCCAGGAGAGCCAGGCCGAGCAGCAGAGAAAGTTGATCAACAAGCAGCTTGAGCTGATGGAGGCCCGGAAGGACGCGATGGAATCCGGCGAGGGCCTGATCAAGATTGACTCCGAGGGCCTGGAGCCCTCCCTGGAGATGCTGCTCTGGGAGGTCCTGGAGAAGGTGCAGATCAGGGCCAGCGAGGAGGCGAGCAACTTTCTGCTCGGGATCAACGGATAGAGGGAGCGATATATGGCTTTTAAGGCGACATACGTTGACGCAAGCACTTTCACCGTCCCGGAGGACAGGACAGGCGAGTTCGTCCAGGGGCGCCGTGTCCTCGCGGACTGCGGCGATGATGGCGAGGTGACATCGCACGTCACGTCATCCAGCTACGACAACGGCGCAAATGAAACGACGGTCAATATCTATGATTCGGTCCTCACCTCGAACCTTTCCGATGTCTGGTATGGGGCTGTATCGCCGGGGGCGGACGGATCCCTGCCGATCCATGATCACAGCTCAGAGGAGCAAGGCGGAACGGGGGCGGTCCCGACGACGCACGATAACTCCAAGCATTCTACCGCATACC